CTGAGTATCTTTTATTGGATTTTCAGCATCATATTCAGCCCAAAATTCTGCATCAGTTTGATTTAACCATGGATTATCTTTTTTTCCTTCTTTTGTAACCCTCTTAGCAAATTTCCCGCCTGGGTCAATCCCAAATTCTCTAGCCATCATATCTGACTGCTCTCTCGCAAGTCTTTTCTCTTGGGCAATCCCAATAATATTAGCGATACTTCCACCTATTTGTCCATACAATGCTTTTTGTTCTCCAGCCTTCCAATCAGCATGCCTTTTAGCATACTCTAAAGATTGCACTTTTGATTGAGTAGCCTTGTACCCACCCAACTTTTTACCGAGGGATTTATACTGAGATATTCGCGCCATTTTAGACCTTTTTATATTTCCGAAAGTTAATATTTTTATCCATGTAAATCAATTCTTTATTTCACCGACTTAGGTCTATATACTATAGATATATCATTGATTTCAAAATTAGCTCCAATAGCAGCTGATTCATCTCCACTTATCTTAATTCCAAAACTATTACAAGTAACTGAGCCAGCTGATGGTTTTAATTCTGCGCATAGCCAATCAGTAGTACCTGCATCATATGGAATACATTTAGCAGCTGTAGTATGGTCTGCATTGGTACTTGTGCCATCTGTGCCTGAAGTTATTCTGTTAAAAGTATAAGAGGTTGAAGTAAATCCACCATCTGGGCCATAATAAATTTGTACATTATTCCCTTCTCCTCTATAAGTTAAGTATACTTTCTTAACAGATTTCTTTTGACTTGGAGTTCCAAAATCTATATCTTTTGTTACTAAAGACATTTTAGTAGTTGTATCAGCAGAGTCATCCCATTTATATAATTCGACTGCTCCTAATGCATCATTAGTTTGGTCACTTGAAGCATGTAATAAATCTCCATTCCAGTCTATTACAAAATTTGATTTTGCCGTTGCATCAAATGTCCCAGCGGCTCCTTTAACCCAACTTGTTGTAATCATATCATATATATAACAAGAGCCATCAGAAGCATCTCCAGCTCCATTTGTATTATTGGAAATATCATCAACAACTATTACCTGTCTTTTCTTTGGAGAGTATCCAACAAGAGGATATGTTCCTAAAAAATTTTCCCATTGACCTTGTGTAATTAAAGGCCTTCCTTTTCTTTCTAATAAATCATTTACTGTTCTACCGTCATAGAAAAAACAACCATTTTTATTAGCCCATACAATACCATATTCTGTTTTAAATACCGATGCCTTATGAGATACTCCTCTATATGGTAATTTATCTTCTAAAAATTCTGTATCTTGAGAAGCATTAATAACATATAAAGTTCGTTCCTTAAATTGAAGTATTCTATCATTAAACTCTATTAAAGCAGTTATAGATTCACCATCATTAATAGCAACATCAACGCTTTCAGATATTGGGAATATATCAAACTTATTTGGAAGGCTTCTCACCATCCTATCGTTGTGTACTTCAGTAGTCCCATCCTCATTAAATACTTTTAAATTACCTATATATGCTCTCCTATTTGCAACACAAGATGTTTTCCACATTGAAGATATAGATTTTTCTTCATGACTTATACCAGTTCTTGATTCATATGTAAGTGCAAATTGAGGTTCTAATACATCATCATATGCAAATTGAAAAATATAATGAGCTTCACTATTTATTGTTGTATATGTAACCGCTCTTTCTACATTTGAAAATATAGCTTTTCCCATCCCCTTTACAAAATCTAATTCATATTGTGGATACCACTGCTTATCAAGAAGTCTTTTCATATAAACAACAGCTCCTGTAATTCTTTTATTCCAATTAGCAGAATATTGACAAAATATAGCTGCAGCTGGAGGCCTAGCTCCTTCTGTATATGAAAAAGATTCTAATCCTCCTGATTTATTTTTTAATACAGATATAAGACTTTCTTGATTCCCATCATATATTAAACTCATTCCTACTTGCCAAGTTTCATCCCATCCGAAAGCTCCAGTTTGGTCACTTCCTGGTTGGTCTAATGCTACATGAAATATATGTTCATCATTAGCTAATATTGCTGTATGGTCTGTATAAGCTTGGGCTGCTTCTTCAAATACAGCTCTAGAAACTGAAATTCCCACTATATCTTGAGACATCCCATCTACTTCCAAACGAATTTCCCAATCAGTAGTGCCTACACTTACTCCACTAGGATAAGAAAATTGATGTTGATTTTGAGTGGCTCCATTACCAGTTACTCCAGTAATTGTAATAGAATTTCCACCTCCATTTTGTCTAACTATTAAATCATAATCCCAAGAACCTCTTAAGCTAGAACCCTCCGCATCGCTATCTACATCTATTGTAACAGTAACTAAGTTTATAGTGGTTGGGCCACTACTTGCTTTAATGTTATCATCAGTTATAGTATAAGTTTCATCTCCACTTCCACCTGCAAACTCAGTTTGTGTTACTATGCCAATATTTGCTTCAGTATAAGTTTTAGCTGCGACTCCATTTGCTTCATCTGGCGCAAAAGTTGAAGACTTTGGTTTTTCTGGTTTTGAGGGCAAATCGTAAAACTTTTGAGTTAAAGATACCGAGGTAGATGCATTTTCCATCATATCTTTATTAGCACCGTTATCACCAACATACCCAAACCATGTAGGAGATGAGCTAGTCCCAAAGTCAGCATCATTAACTCTTAGTACTCCATCTACATAATACATATCTGCTTTAGCAGAAACAGCATCAGAAAATCCAGCCCCAGTTCCAGCTGTGGCCCCATTAGACCATGTACCTCCACCAGCTGATATATCTAATACAGTCGCAGTCCCTTCTCTAGTATCAGCTAATGCTAAATAATTTGTTTTACTAACAGATAAATCACCAGTAGCATCCGCCCCATCCATGTCATTACTAAATTGAAATAATCCATACCCAGGTTGTAATCCTATTGTTGAATCACCTGCGTCGGGTTGTGTCCAAACTGCCTCGTTACCACCAAGAGTTCTAACTTTACCCAACTCGTTGACTGCCACATCCGTAGCGGCAGCCAACTCGTTGTTTAGAATATCTCTGGGGTCAGCGTGAGAATTTATCCCACCATGAAACTCATCTATTTTCCAGATTTGTTTTGGCATGTTAGAATGACTCTAATAATTCCTTAACTTCAGCCCAGACTTCATCATCCTTTTTGGTCTTAGTTTGTTTAACGGCAACATCTCCAATCATAATCAATAAACCTACCATACCGTGCTTCTTAACTAATCGACCTATCATCTTTTTCAGCATTGTGTTCTTCCTTGTTACTTGTCATTTTTGGCTTTGCCAAAATTTGCACCTACAAAGTTGACTATATCAAGAATTATCTGCACAATTCTATCATCACTTTTATTAGGTGTCAAAGATGCTAGTACTGCAAATCCACCAACTATACTTGCGATAGATGATAAGATTGATACATAATTACTTGCGACAAAACTCACTAATTCACTCATATTAACTCCTATTGAATAACCAGGTTATGACCGCTGAGTAAGCAATTGCGATAATAGAGCCTATTGCTTTCATAGCGGATGTTTGTTGTTCTAACAACCGAACTCTTCCATTTTGTTCTTTAACCATAACTTTAATATCTTGTACGGTTTCATCAATGTGAAAAAGTTGACTGTTTCTCTTAGCACTCATAATTGTAAGCTCTTCAAGACGAGCATCTACCCCTTCTCTCCACTTGTCTACCTGAGCTTTATTCATACTAATACTTTTTGGATTTTCTAGTAACCTTTTTTCCAACTTTTTTTGCATATTTTTTAGCCGCCTTCTTCCCTTTTTTAGTATATGCAAAATGTCTTTTTCCTACTTTCGGCATATTAACTCCTATTTATTTTACCCTTCAAATAATTTATATCATCTGTAACATCATTTAATTCTTTTAATAAGTCTTCATGCCTTCTGTCTCTAGTCTCATCACTTCTATTCCATCTGTCAATAAGTTTTATACAAATACCTTCTATTTCTTGCAATTTACCCATAAGAGTACTTCTTAAAAACTGTATCATGCCTATAAAAAGCAATACAATGACTCCTATTGCTCCATACTCTGCGTAACTTTCAATCATCCCAAACTCTTTTTGTAATTTTTAAACCTAATGTGACCAATAATCCCATATAAATAGCAGTAGTTAATTTATGGCTTGTTTGAGCAATAACTACAGCAATTAAAATACTATTTATAAATAGAGAACTAACTATCATTTTATCAATTAAATTATTCACAAATCTATCTTTGAATATGGATTTAAATCAGTAACTATATTTAATAGTTCATCTTTTGTATCAGTAGATTCATATTTAATACTTCTAATATCTAAAAATGATTTTATTTCATCTTTAGTATTTGAAGAAGTAGGATAATCTTCTTTTGAAGTACACACCTTATTTATCATTTTATGTTTACCAATCTTAAT